GATCCTTCCGTAAAAAGCCCCACGCGCCCGCCGGGTGAACGGGCGCGTGGGGTGGCGGAAGACGCGCGCCGGGAGTCGCGCGTCTCGGCGAGCGGGAAGCGCGCTCAAGCCGAGTCTGGAAAGCGCCCGGTGGTATCCCCGGGCGCCTGCGGGCGACGCGCCCGCTGGTTTGGACTAGAGGTCGATGTCGAGGAGGTCGGTGAACTTCGGGTTGCGCTTGTTCACGCGCATCTTCACGCGGGCGCGGTCTCCCTTGTTAAGACGGCGGATCTTCTCGATGACCTCCGCGTCCCAGGTCGACATGTACATGCCCGACTCCTCGCCGGCGAACTTCACCGAGATCTTGCCGCGCATCTTCCCGTCGTCCTGCTCGTCGAGCCAGATGCCGATGACCTTGCCCTCGTGCCAGGGCAGGTCGCCTTGCGGAGCTGCTGCCGCCGGCGCGGCGGGCCGCGTCTGGTACGGCACCGACTTGCCCTTGATGTAGTCGATAGCGGCCTCGAGCGTCCTGATGAGTTCGGCGTCAGTCATTCGTCTTCGTCTCCTGCTTGCGTTGTGGATCTGCACTGTCACGGCCAGATGCCCCCAGTTCGAGGATGATCGATCGAAGGGTCGCGACCTCGGAACGCAGCCTCGCCGCCTCCTCCAGGGCCTTGTCACGCTCCTCGTCGGCGCGGCGCGCCCACGCGCGGGTCGCATCGAGCTCGCGCCTGACGGCGTCCTGGGCGCCCTGCTTGATGGCCCTGCGCGCCGCCTTCTCGGCCTTCGCGGCCTCGCGAGCCGCCCTTTCCTCCAGCCTTGCGCGCTGGTACGCACGCGCCTCGCGCTCGAAGATCTCGAACTTCACGAAGGTCTTGTTCTTCTCGTGCCTGACCGAGCCCTTGTACAGGTCGAGCATCAGGTCGCGCACCTTCATGGCGTCATGGCTGATGCCCTTACGCCTGCAGACCATCGCGGCGTAGCCGTACGGCATCCATTGGGCGTCGTCCTGCTCGGCCGCCCTGATGAAGAGTTCCTCGCTCACAGGACCTCCCCGCCCGCCACGATCATGCGCAGCGTCTGGAGGTTCTCCTCGGCGGTCTTGATCTCCGCGTTCGCCTTCTCGAGGGCGGCGCGCGCGTCCCGCAGGTCGCGCTCGAGGTCGCGCATCCGCTGGCCGTCCTCGTGCTTCTCGCGTTCCAGACCGAGGATCTTGTCGGCCGCGCCGGCCAGCGCCGTCGACGCCTCGCGCATGAGGTTCGCGCTCTTGCGGTCCCCCGCCTCGATGATCTTCGCCTGCAGGTCGAGCACGTCCTCGAGGGTGTGCACCTCGGGCGTGCGGTCGTGCGACAGGCGCGCCCAGCCGGGCCACACGCAGCTGCGCGCGTAATCGGTCCTCATCTCGTTCTCGCTGAACCCACCCTCAGCGAGCGACTCCACAGCCTCGTTCTTACGGGCCATTCTTCTTCCGATCAGCGGAGACTATGTATTATGTTAAGTGGGCCTGCTTCCGCTCAGGTCCAGTAACCGTACCCATCCGAGCAATCCGCCTTAGGCTTGCTCCGAACGGTCGTACGGATACCTCATCGGTTTGACTTGCGCAAGTACTCCAATCTTTCGGATCGCGCTTTTTCCGCGCTCCATCGGTCGGGGTGGATGATGCGGAAGGTGCCCTGCTCCCAATCCCTTGAGCCGACTAGACATGCGACCACCGTGTCGTTGATCCTGACCGTCGCCCACTGGTCAAATCTGCTCGCAAGTTCCACCTCAAGCTCGGTGAGCGCGAGGCCCGCAACGGTCGCCATCACATCGCCTGTGCCAGCGAGCCATCGGTACACATTGCTGCGCGGGATGCCCTTGCGCTCAAGGCGCACCGCAAGCCAATAGCGCGAAAGGCCGCGCTGCTTGAGCCGGGCGTTGACGATTTCGCGCAGGTCCACGACCCTTAGACAACGCCGCCGCATGATCCGAGGTTTTCCCATCTGGTGCCATTGGTGACACTATCAGGAAGGTTTGCTCGGGAACGCCTCATTGAGAGCCGCCCGCCGCTTGGCGCAGCCGCAGTCGCCCTTCACCACGACCTTGACCACCTGCGCGACGCCCGTCGCCCTGGCGACCTTCTCGACCACATCCCCAAGCCCACGCGCAGGACCTTCGTAGTGCGGGCATACCGCGCACACCCCCGCGCTCGGCGTCGCGCCGTACGCCGCTGCCGCTTGAGCGTGCGTGCACCTGCCGTCGATGTGGTTCCTGCAGCTCATATGAAGGTCGGGTAGGGCGACTGCGGGCCGCCGCCGACGATAGCCTCGCAGCAGTCGGTTTCCTTGCTTGCGTTCCAGCACGGCGCGCAATGCAGGGTCGGCGTGTCGCCGCAGGCGGTCAATGCATGCACGGCGCTGAACTCGGCGATGTTCGGGTTGTGCGCCAGCGAGCAGTCGGCAGGCTCGTCGATGCCGATGGTGAACGGCTCCACGACCGAGATGGCGAACGGACCGTTCACCTGCGTGCTGTCATGCTCCTCCACCATGCATCCATCCTGCTCCGATGGTGGCGTGGTGCCGTAGTACTGGCACGGAGGATGGCTGAAGCAGAGGGTGTTGACGATCCTCTCCGTGCTCAGCACGGTGTGCGGCGGCTTTAGCGGAAACGCGTGCTCGTAGCAGATGCCGTGCGCATAGAGGCCTCGATCCTCGCACTGCAGCTCTTCGCATCCGAAATCGGCACCGGTCGCCGTGCACAGGCTGAAGTTGCCATCGAGCGCGAATCCGCAAATGCAGATGTTGAGCGTCATCCGCCGATCAGCCATGTTCGTGCACGGCGCGTCGAGGAACTGGTCGCAGATCAGGCTGAGGCAGATCGGCACCTCCGTCGTGCGCGATGTCGTGGTGTCGTTGACGAGCGTCTCGACTCCCGTGTTGCAGCAATACCGGTAGTCCACGACGCGCAGTTGCACGGTCACCTGGGCGTCGCCCGTACCGTAGTAGCAGCACCGCCCATTCGGGTCGGGGCCGCTTCGCGTGATGACGATGGGCGCCGACTGCGCCCAGGTGGCCGAGACGAAGTACTCGCGCCTGTGGAACTGCTCCTCCTGGATGTTGTCGCACTTGCAAGCCTTCGCGTTCGGCCAGGTCAGGCTGTAGTCGTACTGGCCGGCGATTCCGACCACGGAGTAGCTTGAGTTGTACGACTCGCCGCACATGTCGGGGCATGTGGCCTCGCCGCAGTCCTGACAGCACCCCTGCCAGAGGGCATTCACGGCTTCGGCTCCGCCTTCTTCGCGCGGCCGATCCTGGGCTGCGGCAGGAACAGGCCCACCGCCCCCGTCAGCGCCCCGAACAGGACGCCGCCGTACGGGAAGCCCTGCGACGCCTCGCCGGCGGCGCTCAGCCCGATGGAAACCCACGAGTGCAGGAACTGGTACCGCCGCTCTGCGTCGTCGATGGCGCCGACGAGCGCCTTCTGGTTGTACTCCACATAGCCGTTCCACCTGGTGACGACCGCGTCGACCTCGTCGAGCGTGTAGGCGCGGTCGATGTCCTCGGGGCCGTCGGCGATTGCCGACTTGACGCCCTTCGGAACATCGACGCGCACCCACTGCTGCAGGTCGCAGCCTTGAGCCGCCGCCATCCCGACGGCGAGCGCCGCGCAAAGAACGATGACGGCCTTATTCCTCTTTGTCATGGTGGTGCCTCGCCAGCTGCAGCGAGATCGCGTGCAGCGAGTTGCGGATGTCGTGGATGGCCTTGTCGTGTCGCTGAAGCACATCGGTGTTGTGCTTCGAGTCGCCGTCGAGGCGCTGCTCGATCTTCGCAAGCCTCGCCGTGATGGTGAACAGCGCGGCGAACAGCGGACCGAGGATCACGGTGAACGGCACGGCGAGGGCGAGCAGCGTCTCGATGGTCATGGGCACTGTCCGTCGATCACTTGTGCGTTGAGGAGAAGCCAGATGAACGAGCCGTCGGCGAGCGTGTGCGGCACGCCGACGCAGAAGGTGTTCGAGGGGATCGGGCGCGGCGTGAAGCCAGCGACGAGGTTGGCGGGCGTCACGCCCCACGAGTAATTGGTGGCGGTGTTGCAGAGCTCGCTGTGGCTCAGGGCGTACATGTCCTGCGTGCCCTCGGCGACCGCCGTGTAGTTCGGCGCAGCGCCGACGCGGGCCGTGCGCACCGTGTAGAGGTAGCGGTAGTTGCCCGTAGCAAGCGGCGTGTTCGCGGTGATCACGAGCAGCTGCGACTCGTAGGACGGCTGCTCGGGCTGCGCGCTGATCGCGGCCTGGACGGCGCTGCTCTGGGTGAGGATCGTGCGGAATCCCATTACCAGTAGACCCCGTTCTCGGCGACATACCGCTGCACATAGCCGAGCGCGCCGGCAGGCCAGACATCGTTGAAGGCGACCGACGACCGCGTCGGGCGCTTCCAGTACACCGTGTTCGGCTGGCCTGTGTTCGTCGTCTTGATCTTGCCGTCGGGGTTCGTCTCGCAGATCTGGTTGTGCTCGAAGTACTCGTCGTACTCGTACTCGAAGCTGACCATGTAGAACTCGTGCTCGAGCTGCGTGAGCGCCGCTCCCGTGCAGACGAGCTTGCCGGCCGCGTAACCGAGGAAGGTGTCGCTGTTGCGCTTGCCGAGGTAGCCGAGGATCGCCGCGGCCGTCGCGGTGTTCGCCTGCGATTCCGCGTCGATCACGATCTGCAGGCGGATCGACATCTGCGCGACCTCGACCTTCTGCGGCGTCACGCCCTGGCCGACGAACGATCCCGTGGTGATGGTGACGCTGTCGCTCGTGGCGCTCGGGTCGGTGCCGCCCGACTTCCACACGACCGACTGCCGCGTCTTGGTCTGCTGCGTCAGCTTGACGGGCAGGTACAGCCCGTCGGCCTGCGCCGACACCGAGCCGGCGTTGTTGCCCTGCGGCGCTGTGAGCCAGTGGTAGTAGGTGTCGAACAGGCACCGGACATCGATGAACTTGTCCTGCTTCAGCGCGTTGTGCGACCTGCACAGCGCGTTCGTCTGCCATGTCGGCGAACCGATCACGGGGCCGGGGTACGCCTCGTCAAGGACGGGGAACACTGGGCCGTTCGTGTCGGCGAGGATGATGTCGATGCCGTATGGCAGCGAGATGCCAGGAGCGGGAGGTCCGCCGGTCGTACGCCTCACGCGGTAGACCGCGGAGATCGTGTTCTTCTCCATGTTCAGGAACGAGCCGACGCTGACCTGCGTGTCGACGAGGAAAGATTCGTAGTTGTCGCTCTGGTAGCTCATCCGAGCAGCTCCTGCGTCTGCATGCGTTCCTTCCACAGGGCGCGGGCCCGCAGCATCGACTCGGTCGGGTCGTCGACGCCGCCGTAGGCCATCGTCTTGCCCTTCTCGGCCCCCTCCAGCATGAACCGCAGCCGATCGGCGTTCTCAGGCTCGGCGGCCATCATGCCGAGGATCTGCTGTTCCTCCTGAGACTTGCCGCCCAGCAGTCCGCCGAGCGCGCCCGTCGCCTGCTTTGCGCCCCGCGCGAACTCCTCCGCCCATGTCGCGCCGAGGCCGACGAGGCCGCCGAGTTCGCCTTCCTTGTTCATGGCTGAACCGAAGAACGCTGCGCCGAATCCCTCCTGCGTGCCAGCAGCAGCCGCGGCGGATGACTCGGCGAGCGCAAGGCGTTCGGCGATCGGCCGGCCGATGCCGGTCTTCACGCCGTCGAGCGCCGACTTGTTCCACGCCTCGAGGGCGTTGATGCCATCCTGCACAGCGCCGACATACGAGCGCGTGATCATGCTCGCGGCCTTGAACGGTGCCATCGCCGCGAGCGCCACGCCGCCGACGCCGAGCGCAGCCTGCCCGAGCCCACCGCCGAGCGAGCCGAACGACCCGAGCTTCGCGGCGATCCCTCCGCCAGCGGCGAGGCCCTTGCCGCCGATCTGCTGCAGCTGCTTGTTCGCCTCGGCGATGCCCTTCTGCATCGTCTTGGTGTTCACCGCCACATCGACATTGAGCGTCGGCATCTTCGCCATGTTCAGACCCTCGCAAAGATGTTCTTGGGTGTCGACACGGCGCGGCCGGCGTAGCGCAGCGCGGCCTCGTACAGCTCGTTACGCAGGATCGGCAGCAGGCGCGGCTGGAACACCTGCGCCATCGTCAGCAGCGCGAGGCTGCCTCGGCGATACTGCCCTCGACCCCTGTGGTATCTGCCGCGCTTCCAGCCGCGCCCCGGCTTGACCTTGCCGGACTTCACGCCCTTCGGCCAGATGTGGTAGCCGATCTCGGCGAAGTGCTCGCGCCAGCCGGCGTTTGCGTCGTAGATCGCGCGGCGCGCCTTCCCGCTCGGCGGGATCGGCTTGTCCTTCGGAAGGCCGGTGCGGCCGGCCACCGACCCCCAGCAGACGCCCTTGTAGTTCTTCATCTTGACCGACATGGCGCGCTTCAGCGCGCCGCTGCGGGTCGGACGCATCGCCTTCACGGTCTTCGCGATCTGCGTGTTGTAGGCCCAGAGCGCACGGCGCATCACCCTGTCCTGGACAGCGAGTGGGAACTGCTCAAGGGCGTGCTTGACCGACAGCGCGCTCGCGCCGTCGAGCTTGGCGCTCCACTCCATCGAGGCCGCCTGCTTGGCGACCTTGATCCTTCTGGAGTTGTTGGAGATCCTTGAGCTCATCGAGTTTGCGCCTGATCCCCGCGTAGTCCGGAACGCGCAGGGAGATGTTCAGCCAGCTGACGGGTGTGTCCCAGATCTCGCACCGTGGTTCGCCCAGGCGTCGCAGCACGGTCTGCGCCGCCTCGGTCAGTCCCGCCCTTCGGCGTACAGCCCCTCCACGAGCGGAACGATGCGGTACGCGAGCCTGAGCGGGCATGCCGCCGCCTCGTCGAACGACGCGAACAGCGGCTGCCCCTGCTCGTCGAGCACATGCCTGCAGAGCAGCATGTCGTTCGTCCGCGCCTTGTCGGTCTCGCCGACATGCAGCAGCTCTGCGAGGTCGGCGACGGTCGGCCTGCGCAGCAGGAACCGCACGCCGTCGACCTCGACGGGCTTGTGCTCGAGCCGCAGGGCTGCGCGAATGTCAGGCAATCGTCACCAGCCCGTTGACCTTGAGCTCGATCGTGGCCTTCACGACATCGTTCACAGGCGCGCTGTAGTTGATGCTGGTCACGATCGCGCTGAAAGAGTAGGTCGCGCCCGTGTGCGCGGTGAAGATCACGGTGATGTTGCCGCCAGCCGTATTCAGGCTTGTCTCAAGCGTTCCGTGCACCGTCACGCCCTGGTCGAAGAACACCTCGACGGTGACCGACGAGTCGGCCTGACCTTGGATGTACGCCTTAAAGTCAGAGCCGAGCTCCGTGACATCGATCGTCGAGCGGTTGAAGTTGAAGCTGATGTTGTAGAGGCCGGCGATGGCGGTGCCGCCCCAGGTGATGGACGAGGTTGAGGTCTTCTGTGCGGCCATTAGTTGAGCTCGTAGTAGATGGTGGCGGTCACGATGAGCTGTGCGGGCTGCTGCTCGTCGCCGTCGCCCGTGACGGGTTCCTCGACGCGGCATGAGCCGAACAGGCAGACGAGGTCGTTGTTGTCGAACTTGCCGTCGCGGATCGCGGTGCGCATGTCGGGCTCGGCCTCGGCCGCCTCGAGCGCGGTGTTGCAGATGTACGCAAACTCCGCCTGCACGACCCGCATGTCGCCGCCGAGCGTCGCGAACTCCGCCTCCTGCAGCGTGAAGGTGATCGCGGGCAGCGCGGTGTTGTAGAGGCGGTACCCGAAGGTGATCCGCTCGTTCGGAACGCCGTTCAGCGCCGTCGCGCTCGTCAGCATCGTGCGCACCGATTCCTCGATGGAAGCCATCAGGCGACCTCCGTGCAGTCGATGACGGCGACCCGGTCGGCCTCGTCGAGGTTGCGGATCGAGTTGATGCGCAGCGTGTGGCCGCGCACGCTCAGGCGGTCGGCGGCGGTCACGCCCAGGCGGCCGATGTTCGGCCACCTGCAGCGGACCTCGTACTGCTTGATGACCTGCACGCCGTCGGCGTACGCCTGCTCGTTCGCGCTCTGGTCGCGCAGGTCGACGCGCATCGAGCCGACCGACGAGTAGCTGCTCGACCGCAGGCCGAGGTCGTCGGTCGTGCTTGCGCGCAGCACCGAGGCCGCGAACCGCGTGAGCCCGGAGGAGATCACGAGAACGGCCCCCTGATTCGCAGGTGGTCGAGCATCAGCTTGCAGCCGAGCGGAACCTCCTGCAGCCCGATCGCCTGGGCGGCCTCGGGGTTGTTGTACCAGTGGCCGACCGTCGAGATGATCGCCTGGACGACCTCGCGGGGCAGCGACTCGTAGCCGCTCACATAGGTCACGGTGACGAGCGTGCCGTCGTCTCGCGTCGGTTCCTCGAGGAACTCGATCGCGGCAAGATCGCCGCTGTCGTCGAGCCAGTAGTCGTCCGACGGCATCGTGACGGTCGAGCCGCCAGACACATAGGTGACCGACGAGATCGATGAGACTCGGTCGTCGTGGAAGCAGTGCCTGCCCCACGAGCGCAGCCTCGCGGTTCGCGTCTCGAATCCGAGCTTGAGTCCCGTGTAGCGCTCCACCCACGCAGTGGCCGCGTCGCGCAGGCGCTCGAGCTCAGCGTCGTCGTCGGTATAGTCGATCTTCAGGGCGGTCTTGATCTGCGCGACCGTGACCTGCGGCGCGATCGCGTCGCCCGTCATCTCGGCCACGACCGTCGCGGCCATCGTCTCGTATCCGCCGCGGAGCTCCTCGAGGTGGCTGTTGCCGCCCGAGTCGTACCAGCCCTCCGAGGTCATCCGCGTGAAGTCGGCGACCGCCGACAGGTCGACGAACGCCGTGTCAAGGCTGTTCGCGTACGCGTCGCGCATGGCGTCGCGCAGCTTCACGAGCGAGGCGTCGCCCGCGTCGTAGACATGGGAGCACATCACGACGAGCGCGAGGTTTTCGGGGTCGTATCCGAGCTTCGCCCAGGTCGAGCGCACGGCGTCGAGCGCCGCGTTTATGCGCGTGATGATGATCGATGCGTTGTTGGGCGACCAGTCGCCGCTGTTGACGCCTCCCTGCAGCCAGAACGCGACGCGGCCCGAGCCGCCCGCGGCGACCTGACGGTCGCGGACATACTGCAGGAAGTTCATCAGGCTCGACGCGCCGGCGGCCGCCTGCGTCACATCGGTGAACACATCGCTCAGCGTCGCGCCGCCGCGCCACTCGAAGATGTTCGAGGCGTAGCCCTTGCGCGCCGTGTAGACGCTGTGGAGGCCGATCCTGACCGGGCCGTTGATCTGGTTTGGAGCGCCGACGCCCGAGCCCGCGAGCGCGACCTTGACGCCCGTGCCCGCGGCCGTCATCGACGCAAGGCGCGAGCCTGCGGGCAGCGTGCTCTCGAGAGCGTAGAACTCGGAGTTGGCCGCGGACACCGTGTTGAAGGTGGTCGTCGTGCCGAGGCTCGCGTTCGCGAGCGTGAGCCAGTTCGCCTTCATCGAGCCGCCGGTGCCGATGTTGACTTGGCCGCGCCAGGTCAGCGCGCCGTCGAGGCCGATCGGACATGGCTCGGTGAAGGTGCCGTCGGGCCCGCGGGCGTACAGCCAGATCGCCCACTCGTTTTGGATGGCGTTGCTGGCCTCGACCGCTCCGCCGTCGTAGAGCGTCGAGTCGATGGTCAGCGATCCGTTGCCACGACCCATGTGCATCTTGAGCAGCGAGCTCGCCGTCGAGCTGTTCTGAAGCGCCACGAAGCTGCCCGCACCGGTTGCCATCGAAGTCCACTGCAGCGAGCGGTAGCCGCTCGTGCCGTAGTCGTTGCGTGCCGCGTACGCGTTGGTCGCGTACATGCGGGCGCCCGACCGGGTGAGCCCGTCGGCGAAGCCGTCGGCCCAGCCGAAGCCGTTGTAGCCGGTGTTCGAGTCACCGGCCCAGACGAGATCGAGCCCGTCCGAGCCGTCGATGACATCGCGCACGAAGCGGCGGATGCGAGATGAACCGTAGAGGATCGGCATGAAAGGCGCTCATGGGGTTCCCCCCATGAGTGCCCGGGGAGCAAGAAGAAGATCAGCCGGTGATCGCGGCGAACGCCTCGTTCAGCATGAGCTTCGAGTCCGTGCGCGCGTAGGTGTAGAGGTTCACCTGATGGTTCGCGGCGGCCGAGTACGGATCGACCATCGAGGTCATGCCCGTGCGGTCGAAGATCTCGAAGTAGTTGAAGTCGCCGACGACGGCGTACACGTTTGCGTTCACGGTCGCGGTGGGGACGTACTGGCCGATGCGGTACGGAACGCCGTAGATCGTTCCCGGCGCGCCGTTCGTGATGCCGCCTTCGTTGCCGACCTTCCACACATAGTCGGTGGTGTTCACCTTGATCTTGCGCACCGTCTTGAGAAGCGTGTCCGAGATCAGCCACGAGAACCGCGGCGAGCTGCGGTACTGCGGCGGGACGAGGTGCACGGTGTCGATGAGGTTGTCGCCACTCACGGTCGTCACCGCGACACCAGCTCCGAGGTCGGTCACCTGCGTGAGCAGACCGGAGAGCGCGATTCCCTGCGGCTGAGCCGGGCTTGCGGTTGGATCACCGACCGTGTATGCCTGCTCCTGCAGCA